GCCTCAAAGGGTGGCATTAGCCCCCGCTGCCCGTCCGAATGTTGTAGGTGGTGCGCCGTCCCTGCGTGAACACGTAGGCGTCATTGCTGAGGTCGCTCAGCTTGTCATTGCTGCGCCGCATCGCCGCCACACTGGCCACCCGTATCCGATTCGCCGCAGGACTCAGCGTCCGGCCGTAGGGCGTCTGCAGCAGGTCCGCTAAGGCGTATTTCAGCGCCTTCGGATAGCCCTCCGGCACAAACATCTCGGTGCTCAGATCGGGGAACTGCACGATGGACTTCTGGAGGAACAACTCCAGATCGTTCACGCTGGTGTTGGGCACCGGCCACAGGAAGATGGAGCCCAGATCATTCTGGTAGGTCGGGTTGTAGTAGAGGCCCGTGGGCTGGCCGTTACTCAGGTCGGGAATCTGATTGGCGTCGTAGGCCTGATCGGTGTAGATCCCCAGCGGCACCCGCACCTCGGGGCTGCTGGCCGTCAGAATCAGATTGGCGCTGACGAGGGAGTCCTGATTGCTGGGCCGCTCGGTGTTGAAGTCCCCGCCGATGCCGATGGTGTAGGGGTTCGTCGGTCCGCCCTGTCCCGCCACCAGCAGGAACCGCTCCCGGCCAATGACCGGAATGGCCGAGTTCTGCTGCGACCACTCACTGAGCAGGTCGTTCAGCTGACGGCGGGCAAACTCGCCATCGGGAGCCGGGATACTCTCCCCGGGGAGGAAGCAGTTCAGATACCCGAAGGCATCTCCGACAATCTCGCCACCCGTGATCGCTGGCATGACTCCGCCGCCTCCATCGGGTTAGACCGTCGGCATCGCAGCCGGAGGCGCCACCGGCTTCTTCTTGTGGCTTGTCGCCTTCGGCTTCGCGGGAATCTCCCCCAGATGCCGCGAGGAGGCCTGCTCCGCCGCGTCCACCTCAGCCCGGGCCGCCGCACTCAGGCCCCGGTCATCGTGGTTCCGGTGCGCCGCCGCCACCGCGAGATCCTGCTGGCGGGCGTCGTAGGCCTCAGCCGCCCGCGCCGGGCCGCCACTCACGAAGCCCTGTCCTTCCGCCAGCCGCGCCTCCACGTCGCTGGTGACCACCTTCGTGGTAAAGGTCCACGGATTCTTCCCCGTCACGAGATACAGCATCTCGGGATAGGGCTGCGGGCTGGAGGGCCGCATCCCCACCACGCTGCTATCGGAGGGATGCCGCTCGTGCGCCATATGCTCCCACCTCCAGAGTTCACGACCGTGCGGGGAATCCGGTGAAATCAACAGTGCCATACACGCCTTTCAAAAAACGGGGTGAGCCGTTTCCCCCCGGAGCCAACTCACCCCACCCGCGAGAGACTTAGGTGATCGGCGCGACCACCGAGGCCATCACGTTCCACAGGCCGTTCTGCGCCATCATCGTGATGCCTGATCCGGCGAACGCCGCGAACGTGATCGTGCCGTGCGGCCCGCCCGTCACGGCGTCATTCAGCAGCGCGGTGGCGGTGATGACGTGCGCCGCCGCGGTCAACGACGTGAACGTGACGACCAAGCCATCCTGATCCTTCCCCGGTGCCACCAGCGTGATCGCCGCGGCGGTGGCTTTGGTGATGGCGAACAGTTGGGGCTGGTTGCCCCAGCTATGCACCTCCGCCACGGTGAAGATGCGATTCTCCCCAATGGTGGTCATGCTCGGGAGATTCGCAGGCAGGACCGTCAGGTTCCCCGGGGCGCTATCCGGGAAGTCACTCCCACTCGATGACACCGTGACCTTCGCCAACAGGTCGTGGGCCGCCGCCGCGGTGCCGTTGAAGCCGCGCTGGGCGATCTTGATCGTGTTCGTCACCGGCTGACTGATCGCCAGCAGATATTCTTTGTCGATGCGGACCAGCCAGCCCGGATTGGCGATGACGCCCGCCCCGGGAAAGCCTGCACCCGCCGCCACCGACATCTGCGTGTCGTTGATGCCCAGATCGGCGGTGAGATTCGTCTGTGTGATCGCCATTAGGCACCCCCCCATGCTCTGACCGCGAAGTACGGAAGAATCGCCGCGACTCCCCCAATCGTGTCAATGCGACTGGCAGACTGATCCGTCTGCACGTTCCACTGCTTCGCCCACCGCATCTTCACGCGGGTCTCTTTGTCCGAGGTGTAGCCGCTCTCGGCCCCCGCCAGATCCCGGTCCAGATCCACCATCACAAAGGCAAAGGCGCTGGGATGGAACACGAGATTCTGCCGCGAGGCGGTCGCCGCCATCGTCGCGCCGACCGTCCCCGTGGCCCCCAGCACGCTGATGGCCGCGCTGGCCGCAGGCGCGTTGGTGACGTTCTGCAGCGCCCCCGAGGTGATGATCGGCGGCTGGAAGGTCAGCGTCAGCGCACCCGTGCCACTGACATCGGCGGTGAGGACGAACTGGGCCAACCGCCCCATGTTCAGGTCCTGCTCCAGCGGATTCGTGCTGAACACGCCGTCGATGGTGAACACGTCCCCGGCCTTCAGCGCCGTGACGCCCCAGCCGCTGGTGGTCAGCGTGCTGCCGGTCTGCCCGGCCGTGGTGACAATGGGCGTGGAGGCCGCGAAGCTGCCCGTGGTGTGCATCGGCAGCAGCGGGTCGAAATACCATTCCCGCATCCCGAGGCTGGCGCCGCTGATCTTGCCCGACTTGAACATCTCCCCGATGTACTGGGTCGGGTTGAAGATGGTCACGTTGGCGCTGGTGGTCGTGGCTTGCTGGGCGGGCGAGATACAGGCCATGTACTCATCCGGCACGGCTTGCTCTTGCAGCAGCGCCGCGGCGGTCTGCCACACCAGATTGGTGGCGATGTTCACGCCGGGGGTCCCGACGCTGAAGTAGACCGACTTGTAGACTTCCGAGCCCGCCACGCGGTCCCACTTCGCCGCCAGCCGCTGGCCCGCAGGCCGCGTATAGCGGTTCTGCACTTCCTCGACTTCGAGCGTGGCCTGCGAACTGGACCAGCCCATGCCGACGTTGAACTGGTGGTTGACGGTGATGGGCACCGTCTGATTGAAGATGTTCTGTTGCTGGAGGGCTTGGCCCTCGGTCGCCAGCCAGCGCTGTTCAATGCGGACCTGCACGGTGTCGCCAATCTTGGCCCCACCGGGCTTGTTCATGAAGCTGTCATCCCACTGCCGGTCGAACCGCCCGATCAGCTTCGTGCTATCGAGGAAACCCGTAGCGGTATCGGTTGTCACCCAGTTAGGTGTGATAAAGGTGTTCGCCATCTGAACCTCAGTCTCAGGGAGGCACAGACGGGCTGATCACCCCAGACGGAGGCTGTCAGTAGGGCCGCTTGAAGGCTTTCGCGTGGCTCATCACTGACAGGGTGCCGTCGGTCGGGGGACCGGCCGTGCCTGTGCGCTGAGCCTCGGTCCGCACCGGATTAGGCGGCTTGGGAGGCGCGACAACTAAGCGAGGTCCTGCGACCGATCCGGTGGTTCCGGCCTGCGAGGACTGGGGCGATGCCTCGAACCGTTGCGCGAGCAACGCAAGCTGTTTCACCTGCCGAAACAGCGGCATTCTGACGAGGGCATCACGTTCGTCGGGATGAGTTTGCAGATAATACAACACGTCGCCGCCGTTGTCATCCTCCCGGATGAAGGCATCAATCGCCACGCCGTGCGGCAGCGGGTTCCCCTGCGGGTCCAGCCACGGGACCGGCGCCAGCATCGCCACTTCGTGGAAATCGGGATACTTCTGGGCCGCCGCCGTCATGCGCCCGCCCCATGCCGACAGTTCCCGCTGCTGGGCGTCGATCTGCCGCGCCTGCTGCCGGACCTGCGCTTCCTGCTCCCGCCACTCAAACTGGGCTTTCCGGCCTTCCCACTTCGCCACCGCCCGCAGATACTTCGCGTAGTCGTTGGCAAAGGCGGGATCGTCCTCGGCGGGTTCCGGCTCCCGGAAGCCACCGGCCTGCTGGGTGGCGGCCTGTGTCTGCTCCACCTTCGCTTCGGCACGGGCAATCTGCGCGGGCGGGGCCTGCTGGCTGCGGAGGCGCTGCAGTTCGGTCTCGGCGGCCTGTGCCCGTTCCTCGGCGGCTTTGGCGCGGCCGGTCAGCTGCTGAATGCGCGGGGCGTCCTCGGGGGTCGCCCGCTGACTCTGTGCCCGGTGCCGAATCTTCCCGTCCGCAAACTTCCCCGTCTCCTTCTCGCGCCGCTGTTCGGCGGAGTGATGGCGCCGCTCCTCGGCCTCGGCGGGCGTTTCGTCGGCCCGGGTCGGGCTGTAGGCCTGCGCGTGGTCGGTGACCGACAGTTCAGGCTCCGGGGTCGCCGGAGTCTCGGGGGCGGCGGCTGGGGCTCCACCGGGTTGTTCAGCGTCCATGTGCGCGTGCTACTCCTTCCGTCTCCACGAGCCGCTGCGAGAGACCCCGAATGGCCTCCCGCAGCGCCTCCTCAATCGTGCGGGCTGACACGTTCAGCGTCAGCCCGACCTCGGCCGGAGTCTGACCGGCAAGAAATCGGCGCACCGCCTGCGCCTTCCCCTCATCGGTCAGCATCCGGTGGTCCGGCATCGGCTTAGACCGGGGTGCCGACGGGCGGCGGGGTCGTGGGCAGGCTGTTGTCCGGCACCAGAATCAGCCCGTGACACGCCAGCCACTTCACCACAAACTTCCGGCCGGGGACAATCGGCTGCGTCGAGGGCAGTCCTCCGCCCGGCAGGTCATTCGACGGCACCGTGGGATCGAACGGATAGACCGGCAGCGTGGTGATATGCCCGCCGCCCGGCAACCCCTGCGAGGGATACGCCGGACTGCCCGGCAAGCCCTGCGAGGGATAGACCGGTGGCAGCGCAATGGGATTCGTCGGCGCTTCCCCGGCATCAAAGAACGTGATCATCGCCATCTTGGAATACATCGGTTATCTCCTCACGCGGCGGCGGAGTCTCGTCGCCACACAGACCAGTCCCGTGCCCATCAGCAGCAAGCTGGCAGGCTCAGGCACCGGAGGGGTCGTGCTGAAGGTGCCCGTGGCGTCCGCCGTGGCCGACGCAATCGTGCCCCCCGTGATCGCCAGTCCACCCAGCCAGTCCGAGAACGACAGCGCGAAGCCCTGCGGAATCCCAAACAGCGCGGGATTCAGCACATCCGACGTGCCGGAGAAGCTGTCCGGGGGCTCGGAGGCATTGAGGGTCGGGCTGGACCCGCCAGCGCTGCCTGCCACCTCATCGCCAAAGTTCACGGTCAGCAGGTTCAGGGACGACAGGCTGGTGAAGGAGACCATCCCCGCAAACTCCTGCGTGATGACCCCCGCACTGTTCACCGCCGCGCCCGTGCTGGTGGCGGAGAAGTTCAGCTTATAGAGGCCATTGGTCAGCCCCAAGCAGCCGGGGACGAGACAGAAGGACTGATCGAACACGACGTTCACGTCCAGATCGGTGGCCGAAATCGTGGTGCTGCCTCCACCCGCCGTGATGGTCCACGGATTGGTGAAGGTCGTCTGATTGAACTGCAGAATCGTGGAGGCTGAGGCCGGACTGACCACGAACAGCAGGAGGGGAAGTAGCACAAGCCATCGTCGCATGAGGGAGTCTCCTTTACGGGTTACGGTGCGGGGGTTGGGGATTCCACGGGTTCGGGCGCCTCGCCCACGGGTTCGGTGGTCTCTGCCGCTTCGGGGGGCGCGGGGGTCTGCGCCAGCTGTTGGTCGGCGGCCTGCTGGGACTGCGAGAGGTTCAGGGCGTGCTGCCGCTCCAACATCGCCTGCTGCTGCTCGTGGGCGTGCTCCAGTCCGAGGGCCATCGCCTCATCCTCGGAGGCCTTATCCGCCAGCACGCCTTTGCCCAGCAGATTGATCTTCGCCACGGCGATGGCGGTCGCATCCTTCATGCGCTGGAGTTCCAGATCGCGGGTCATTTCCATCTGCTTGCGCTCGCCTTCGCCCTGCTGCCGCACGGTCTCGGTTTGCACGGTCGCTTGATGCTCCAGCACTTTGCCTTCCGCCACGGTGTGCAGTTCCCGCATCGCCGCTTCGGCGTGCTGAATCTGCTGCTCCAGCTGGGCAATCTTCGCCGCACTGACGGGATCGAAGTTCTGCCCCTGCTCCTCGGCCTCCAAAAACTTCTGCACGGGCGGCGCGAGCATGACCCGCTGCCGCTTCGCCAGCTGCTTGGCCTCGGGAATGTCCATGTTCTTGTAGAACAGATCGCCGCCGACCGCCATCTGCATCGGGTCGGCCCCGAGAATATCCCCAAACATCCGCACAAACTGGTCGCGCCGATTCGTGACCGACTTGCTGACCTTCACCAGCACGTTGAAGTGGGCGTCCTTCGTCAGCTTCGCCCGCTTCACCGCCTGCACCTGCGGAGAGACCGGGGGCGGCCCCAGCGGTCCCGGTGGCATCCCCATCGGTCCCGGTGGCAGTCCCGGCCGCCCCGCAGGTCCCGGCATCCCCATCGGCGGCGGTCCCGGGACGGGTCCCGGTCCCGATAATCCCGATAATCCCGACGGAAATCCCGATAATCCCGACGGAAATCCCGATACTCCCGGTCCCGGTCCCGGCATCCCCTGCGGTCCCATCCCCTGCGG